GTTCAAGACCGCCCCCGGTCGTCGTGAATTATTATTTGGCTGGGGGCGGAAGGTCGCCGGATGGCGGCATTTTTTTTGGTTCTCAAAATCCCGACCTCTCCGTTACTCTCTATATACTCCCCCTACGGGGGAGATATATAGAGAGTATACATCGGTTTGAGGTTTTGAATAAATCTTGCGTGTCTGTTCGCGCAGGTTGTAAGTAGTTATAATTCATAGTGTTAAATATTGCGCAATGTACTATTGCGCAATTGCGCAAACGCATTGCGCACGCATTGCGCACGCATTGCGCATTAGCGGCGTTTTCGCTTCGTTTTTGGATTCGTTCCAGACTGTTTTTCATTGAAATTTTTTCTGACGGTTTGAACGGTTCGCAGCTTGTAGCGGTCAGGGTTAGCGGCGACGATCTCTTTGTTATCCATTCCATTTTTAATCATTTCTCTGATTTCATCAGACGCCGTTGTTGGCTTTGTCGCTGCCGTCGGTTCGGTCGTCTGGATCAGCGGGATGTCGTCCGGTTCGACCGGTTCCGCGGCAGGGTCGCCGCGGAGAACGTGTCGGACTTTGCCATCACGAACAGACAGCAACATCGGCAATATTGCCGTACCATAGCAAGAGCGAGATTTCTGGAAATTGACCCAGAACCGCGCCCCTTCGCCGCCTGCTGCGGTTTCAGCGTCCAATTGAATACAGTGGTTGACAATGTTCTGTTTGGCGTACGAACCAGCTGCGCCGCTGTCGTTGTTTTTGCCGCAGTGGTCAATCAGGATAGTGGCGATCCCGTTGCGCCGACAGTCCAAAATAAACTTGTCATATTGTCGCCAGTTTTCGCTGTCGTTTGGCTTTGGGCAGTGGTAGAGCGTCGCGAGGTTGTCAACGACAATAACCTCTATTTTGTGTTTGATGGCATAGTCTAAAATTTTTGCCTGGTCAACGTCAGTGTACAGGTCAATTCCGCGTTCGAGGCCGGACAGTTCGGGGTTGAGAAAATGAAGGTGGGGGCGGTTGCTGCCGATTGTCGCCATACGTTCTGCGAGGTCAGGGGCTGACATTTCGCCGTCAATGTACAGGACTTCCCGCGGTCGCGGCGCGTACCAAATCGGCATACCAAACATCCATTCGCCTTCAGAAACTCCACTGGCCAGCGTTAGCGCAAACCACGTTTTCCCGACGCCGCGTTGGGCGTAAATCAGGACGCATTCCGCTTCGCGCAGAAAGGGGAAAATTAAATAATCCGGTCGGTTGATTTGAATTGTCGGCAGTTCCGGCGCGTCAATAACGCGGAACAGTTCCGCTTCGCTGCTGTCGGCTGCGGTTTGGGTTGCAGCTGCCGGAACTGGCGCGACGGTCGTCAGTGTGCGTTTGGGGGCTGGCGTTTCGTGTCGCAGTTCAGCGGGCGACTTTTGAGCCAACCATCCGAACGGTTTGCCAAACTTGTCGCCGCTTTTGGCGTCTTGTACTTTATGTTCGACGTCGCGGGGATTGAACGGCGGTTGACATCTGGCGTTGTAGCGGTTGAGTATTGCCCGTCCGGTTTGGTCGTCAAGTCCAAACCCCCAAAAGACGGCGCGAGCAGCCCAGAGGAATTGATTGTGTCCGCCTTGTCCGCTGACAGCAGGTTCCAGCGTGTCAACGTAGCGAGCGCAGCGTCCGACAACGTCTGAAGAGTCGTACAACGGAACCGGCGCAGGAAGGGGTGTTTTTGGGGCTTCTGCGGCGTCTTTTGGCAACAGGAATTTTTCAATCCACGCGGCGGGAATTTCCGGCAGGTCGCTGATCGGCGGCAGGTCGCCGTCGTAGAATTTACCTTTGCCGTTTCCGCTACCGGGGGCGACGACGTACTGATTGCCGATTCGGATGTCAATTCTTGTCGGTTTGCCATTATAACAGATGTTAGTACTTCCGGGAATACTTTGTTTTGGGCGTCGGAAGTAGTAATGGACGCCGCCGGACGGCGTTGTAACGGTCGCAGTTCGCGGAAGTTTGCCTAATTCCGCTTCCAGTTTTTTAATAGATTCTCTGCCGTCTATTCCGTCTTTCTTTCCGCAGTCGGCGTCAAGGACAAGCAGGTCGGCGCATTGGATTCCGAGGTTAGCGTCGGGAGAGATTTTGAACCATTGACGTATTACGTCCGCGTCTCTTGTCGCGTCAGAACAACCGTGCGGCGCGGTCTTGCCGTTCGGTCGTTTACCGTTAGGGGCGACCTGAAAAACCGGGTAGCCCATAGCTGCGAGTTCGAGAGCGTACTGTAACATCTATTAAATGTTGTCAAAGTGTTGTTGTTTGAGGCGTCGGCGTATTTCGTGTTGTTCGGGCGTCAGTTCGTAGCCTTCGTCAATTACAAGGCGATCCCACTCTATAACGTCGTTGTCTTTTTTGTACGGGATTTTATAATGTTTGCCGTCGTTGATGGCGATAGCGTCGCGATGGATTAAAAGGTTTTTTCGCGAACCGTCGCCGCGTTGTAACAGGTCGTCCGGGATATGCTTTCGCTCTATCCACTTATAAATTGTTTCGACGTTGACGCCAAACAGGGCGGCGAATTCGGACGACGTGAACCACAGCTGGCCAGCAGGGGCGGGTTGAACCAGGTTGATATATTCCCGCTGCGTGTCTTTAACCAGGTCAATGATGTCAGGACTATACATAATGCCGCCGTAAAATCGGCGGCGGTATTTTGGCAAGTCGTCTTTCGGGATTTGGTAGACGCGGTAGCGGAACTGATGGTCGTTGATTCCAGCGCGGCGAACGGCGGTTTTTTCGTCAATCCATCCGTAGGGGATGAGAAAATAATCGTCGAAAATCGGCAGCGCGTCGGGCGAAATATAAACGAAATAGCCGACCTTTTCAACGTACTGTTCAACTGCGAACGTATTGCGAATAAACCAGTAGATTGTATGAGTCGGCAATCCGTACCGCGCCGCAACCTCTTCGACCGTCAGAGTACATCGCGAGTTCATTTGTATTCTCTATGTGTTGTAAAATAGCAGTTATACATGAACACTTCTTTGTACGTCTCCCGCCGTCGTAAATCCGGCTTCTATAAGTTTGTCAAGCAATAATCTAATCGCGCCTTTAACCAGGTCAGTCTTAACGTCTTGTAGCGGTACATCTGGCGCATATTGTTCGCATAAAGCCATTACAGAATTGATTTCTGCGTTTGTGCATTGCGCTATTTGTACCCACTTGACGCGTCCTTTGTTTTTGCCGGTTTTAACTTTTTCAGCCCGCCAAAAACCGTTTTTCTTAGCTGCTTGGCGCATATAATCTTGCGTTTTACTCATTTCTTCGCGGGTTTATACAGTTCGTCGTAGCGGCTGTCCAGGTCTTTCAGATAGGCGATAGTTTCGCGCAGTTTGTCTTTTGTGTCGCAGAACGCAACGATCCGAGCAGCGAGTTCCAACGGCGTGAAATCGTCGTACGCTTCGCCGTTGTACTTGAACTTTCCGCGGATTCGTTTAACCTCTTTATTCGTTTCCCTAATCTCTTCGTTTGTCATTTTTGGGTCTCCTTTCCTGGTTAGATTCCTGATGTTGATTAATCTTTCCGCCGCGGGTCGAACGGGTCGTAGTCGTCGTATTCGTTTTCGCTGTCGTCTTCGTCGTCGTCCGTGTCCCAGCTTTCAAAACCAATAGAGCTGATTTTTCGGTTGAGTTGGTCGAGGTTGTCGTTGAGATCTTCAATTGCCTCTTTCGTTTCGTCGGCGACGTCTGCGAGCCTTTCCAGGGCTGACGCAATCCGGTCGAGTGCGTCATTGTTTGGGTGTTGTTGTTCGGTCATTGGTTTGGGTCTCCTTATTGGTTGTCAAAAAGTTTTTCGAGCCGTTCGACTAACTCCATTTGTTTTTGCAGTTGATTTTTAATGAATTCAGGGTGTTTTTCATCAATTGACTGTTCGTCTTTGATGTACTCAATAGAACTCAAAAACGCCTTCGTATTGATTCTGATACATTCGACCAGTCCGAGGGCTTCAGGATTGTCATAAAAACTAATTCGTCTGAGTTGGTTGTTCATCTGTTGGGTACTCCTGTTCTTCTTCTTGTTCTTCGTCTTCCCATCTCTTGTCATAAAGCGGCGGGAAATTGCGATATTTTGAAACGGGGACGTTTGGAACTTCTTTCAAATTGTCCAGGTTTGTAAGGTGTTCGACGATGTCAAACAACAGGTGTTCATCATGCGTCATTTTTAGCAAGGTCGCCAAATAACTAAGATTTATAAAATCTCTTTTTTTGATTGCGTCATCAAATTTGGTACAAATATCGTTTAGCAGTTCACGCAGCAGCAGCGCATATTTGAACATGTCGGGCGCGTTGAGCAGCAGCTGAGCGTTGGCTGTTCGCTCTGCGAGCAAGCCTGAACCATAGCCCAACGGTTTCAGTCCAGGTCGCAGCGTCTGATGGTGGATTCCAGCGACGGCGACGGTGCAGCCGTCGGGCGTGTCGCTGACGATTCTTTCAATGTTGCAGCGATCTGATTCCAGACGCCATTTTCCGCGGGTGTAACTAATCATTATTGGGGTCAACTCCATTTTGTCTTCTTCGTCCATTTTTCTTTCTCCTTCCGCGATTTCTTCGCGGAGTAATATCAAAATTAAATGCTGCGAGGTTTACGTTCGCTTCGTTGTTGCCATTCAGGCGTTTCCGTACGCGCATTTGCGCCAACTCTATTGCCTGTTCTGGCGTCAACCAGAACCCGACGTAGACGCCGAGCGGGTCAGCAACGTGAACGGCGTTGTCAGGCTGTTCCGGTTCCGGCGTGATGTTAGGGTTAATCGTCATTGGTTTCGTCGGCGGGTTCTTCGTCCGTCTTTTCCTGGTTGAGCGCTCTTGACGTGTATTCCGTTACATAGTCGTTCAGCGCGTCAACGAGTTTGTCGTATACCGTCTGACTGACGCCGGGGACTTTTTCGCGCCGGTCTTGACAGAGCCAGTCTTGCAGGTCGCCCAACGTTGGAAACGCAGCGTCAACCGCTGCCCATTGTTTTTCAGTCAGTTTAATCGGCAATTGACTTGACGGCGTCATTCGCCAACCCATTGTATCAACAGCTTTGGCGTTCGGGTCGTCGGCGGGTTCCTCCGCAGCTGCGGCAGGCTGGCCAGTCTTGCCGGCGTCTGGCGTTGGATCGCAGTCAGAGAACGTCAGCTGAATGCCGTTAGCGTTTTCAAGGATATACTCTTGTTGACGTTTAACGAGGGTGTCGTATTCTTTTTGCAGGCTTTTGAGGTATTCTTTTTCGCTTGAAATTTTTGACGAGAGGTCGCTAATTTCCATTGCGCGTTTAACAACTTCTTTCAAGCATTCGGCGGCTTTCCGTTCGTGTACGTCGTCAACCAGGGCAGGCTGTTCGTCAGTCGGTTCCGCTGCTGCGTCTGGTTCTGCTGTCGGTTCGTCGGTCATGATTGACTTGACGGCGTCGGCGACAGGGTCGGACGATTCGGCTGCGTCGTCATCAGGTTTTGCGTTTGGGTTCAGTCTGAAAGAGATGTTGAACGGGCTGCTGTCGTTGAGCCGGTCAATAAACATTTCGCCGTTGTCTTGACTGAATTCGCAGGCGCAGTCATAGCAGCAGAAGGCATATTTGTGGAATGCGCCATTATTGCCGACGGCTTTCGCGAGTATGCCTTCTTCGTTGGCGTCAAAGACTTCGTTGCAGTTGTCGCAGTGCGCTTCAGTCGGGTTTTCGTCGTTGCCGGGTACTTCGCAGGGAAATCCATCAGGCCATTTTTTCTTCTTCATTCGTCGTTCTCCTTGTCTTTGTCGTTGTCGTAATATTCAGCAATTAACTCTTTCAGCCTGTCCGTTTCCACTCTTAACCATCGCAGTTGCCAGGAAAGAGTGTCAAGGCGTTCAACGTTAAAACTCATTGACGCAGCGTTAGCGAAAACGAATATCGCATTGAACAGGTCGCGTTTCAACCGATCTCTACCGCGTTTGAGTTCCTCTGGTTCGTTCCAGAGTTTTTGCCATTCTTCTTCAGGCGTCATAGTATTACAATCCTTTCCGTTCCGCCCAGACGGTAAGCAATAACGCCTCCGCCCGGTCGGAATCCTTTTTACGTTTGAGTTGCCAGGCAGCGTCAGGAAACATCTCAATTGCCATCTGACGCGCCTTTTCCTTTTTGTCGTTATAGGTCAACGTGGAATCCGTTAGGTGCATAAACCGTTTCCAATCGCCAGGACGAGGCGTCGCTCTGAACGGTATCCCGTTGGCGTGAAAAATAGCGCGAATAACGCCGAAATTATAACCGGTCTTCCACGCTGATTTTGGGCTGTCATGATGGGCAGCTTCGAATCGGTTTGCCGTATACGCCATCCCGGCGGAATACTCGCAGACGGCAACGATTTTTGCAGCGCCGGCAATCTGACGTATTTGGCTGACAAGAGAGACAACGCCCATGATGTCAATGTCAGATGTCTCTTTGACGTTATTGCCGGAAATGGTTTTGCTTTTGACTGTCATAATGTCAAAGAGCGTAACCTCTTTTTCATAACGCAGCGCAACTGCGCCGTGCATACCCGGATCTATTCCGATGTAGACTGTTCGCATAATCTTCCAAACCGCGAAATAAAAAGTTGTTTCTTTTGAACGTTGAGCAGCAAGTGAACCAATATGTTTTCCATTTCGTCTGCTGCGTCTCTATAGCCCTCCTTGCGAGCCTCTGACCATTCAGGGTTGAACGGCAGATTATTGACGCAATCGTCAATCCCTTTGTTGTATTCGTCAAGCTGTTCGGGCGTCAGCTGCTTCAGCTGTTCGTTCGTGAGCGTCATTGATTCGCCTCCTTGCTTCCGTTAATGCAACCATCCGGGTCTTGATTCTGTTTCATACTTTTTACCGAGCCGGTCAATCGCCTGTTTCGTCAGATCGCCGTGTTCCCACGTGTCAAAAACCCATATACAGATTTTGTTCATGATTTCGTTATCAACGGGGATTTCGTCCGCAGCTTCAGGAACGGCTTTACAAAAATCCAGGAATAACATCAACTGGAAAATTTTGGTCTGCGTTTCAGTTTCGGGACAACGCTCTTTGACAATTTCGTAGAGCCGTTCAAAATTCGGTTCGTTGTACGAGAGTTCCAGGAAGTTCGGAAAAATCTCTTGTCCGTACACGTCAACCAACCACGCCGCGAATTCGTCGCAGACGCGCAGCAGGTCGCCCATCGTGAAGTAGTTAGTGTTAATCATTCGTGTTGGTCTCCTTTTGTGTTAAAAATTCTTACCTTGCCATTCAACGCCCAAAAATCCGTTTTTGTTCAGTCTGATATTTCGCAAACCTTTCCAAACTCCTCTAATTGCATAAAGCGTCGTTTGGAACATTTCCTCTTTTGTTCCAAGCGTTTTTCTTGTAACTCCCATCGCAGACGCCAATCTAATCTTTACAAGTGCCTGATCTGCGTCGTCGCTATAATAAAGTTCGTACGCTTTCTTTGTGATGTCATAACCCAAAGTGTTGTAGCAAACAATAAACGCAGCAACAACAGCGCTAGGGGTCTTTGCTGAACCTGAACCGTTCACAGAGTGAAAACCAGGGAAAGGAAAAAAACTAATGAAATCGTCAATGTATTTTTTGAAAAATTCATCACGTTGAAAAACATTAGGTTTCTTGATGTTTGTAATCTTACGATAAAGAAGAGCAAAGGCTCCACTAACAGCTTTTGACTCCTTTTCTCCATACATCAATTCTCTGTTTTGGCGTGAAGTTCGTGGTTCTGTCATGTCTGTAACGCCAAACTCTTCCATCGTTACGCCGAACGAAACCATTTGTATACACGGCGGAATGTCAAAACCTTCCTCATAAAGCTTTTCGAGCGCAATGAGGCGTTTCTGCCCATCGCTTAATGTTCCGTCTTCCTTGACCCCCATCATTCCAATCAACGTTGAAAATCCAACGCGCCGGATTGAATCCATAATTGCAGCAAGAGATTCCTTTGAAACGCGACGGTTTTTAATGTTAAGGTCTAACAATGCCTTAACCGTCAACCGATTGATTTCAATTGGAAACTGTCCGCGAATACGCTGCGTAACAACTTCCATTATCTCGCCTGGAGTTGATAGCTTGTGATATTCCATTTGTCAACCTCTATTTGTTAGTGTCAAAAATTTCTCTTTTTCTCCTTACCGTCCCGGGGGACGGACAAGCCGTCCCCCGTCGGCGCCAAATTTCCAGTTTACCGCGTCATTTCTGACGTGTCCAATACGTTCGTTTCTATCCACGTTCCCGCTGCGGGAACGACGCCGGGATATACCGCCCGGCGCGGTCATTATGAAAAGAACCTTCCGATTCAAATAAACCCGTTACCTCTTTCCGGCGTCCTTGTGGACGCCTTTTCGGCTACTGATTACGACAGGGTAACAGACGAACGGTTCGCCGTGGAATCGACAGGTTTATTGATGTTGGCGTCTGGAATAGTGTCCAACAAAGGAGGTTATTGACTCGTTAAAAGGGTATTTCGTCATCATAAGGGTTTGACATCTTAGCAGACGCCAATTCAAAATTAGCGCAGGCGTTGACGTCGTGGACGTTTCCCAGCCGGTATCCGTACCGGCAGACGCAGTCGTCGCTGGCCAGCGACTGGAATATCGCCTGGGCGCACTCGTCGCACTTGTAGCAGTGCAGCGTCTGTTCGCCGTATTCGTTTTCCGTCGTTTGCGTATAGACGACCGGTTCCGTCCGCGGCGACATGTCAATATAATCCACGATTCGCGGCCATTTTTCGCCCGCTTTCAATTCCACAACAATTTGTCTGGGGGTTGCTAACCCCATGTTTTGGGCGTAAAAAGCGGCTTTTTCGGCGACTTTATACGGCGGCGTTTCAGCGTCAGCTTTCGGCGGTTCTTCCGTCGTTCGCAGCTTCCACCAGGTTTCAAAGTTGTCGCGCAGCCATTTGACGTTATGTTCCGGACAGAGCCATTCACGAAAAATTTTCTCCTTTCCTGTAACGGTCGAACAGTGGTAGTTGACCTGTAACGTTTTCGGATCGCCCGGTTGAGCGTCGCGTTTTTCGTGGGCTTCGTAGTCCACGGAAACGACGTCGTACGTCGTCCGGACAACGTCGCCGGTTAATATCCCTGCTTCCGCTGCTTCGTCATCCAGTACCGGTTCGCCGCGTTCGTTGCGTTTGAATTCGTGTCCGCATTCCGGACAAACCGTATCGCGGGACGAAATAACAAACTCGCATTCCGGGCAAGTTCGGACGGCAGCCTTCGTCTTTCCGTTTACCCGCTGCGTCGGCTCTATGGCGTCAATCGGGCCGAACCGTTTGATGTTTCCGCCGTAGTCCAGGATAAGACAATTTTCTTTTCCAGGATAAAGACGGAACCCGCGGCCAACCATTTGAACATACAGAACCGGCGACGCAGTCGGACGCAGCAGGCAGACGCAGTCAATGTTTGGCGCATCAAACCCGGTTGTTAGGACGTTGACGTTGACCAACCAGCGCAGCGGTTGAACGTCGCCAAACAGGTCTTCCTTTTCGCCTTTGAATCGTGCAATCAGTTCTTCGCGTTCTGCTGCTGGCGTGTCGCCCGTAACCAGACCTGCTTCTTCGCCCGTCTGGTCTTTAATCATTCGGACGGTCTGTTTCGCCTGTTCGATGGAGGTGCAAAAAACCAAAATGGATTTTCGCCCTTCAGCTTTTCGGACGGCGTCCACGATAAACGACGCAACCGCGCCTTTTGTGTCGTAGAGTTCGGCAACCTGTTGAACGTCGAAGTCTCCGTGTTTAATCTTGACGGCTTCCATGTCAATTTCGTGCGTTGGGATTTTTGTAACGACGCGGGAAATATAACCACGGACAACCAGGTCTTTGACGAAGACTTCATAGCAGACGTCGTCGAACAGTTTGCCCTCGCCGAAGATCCAACCCGCGCCGCTGCGGAACGGCGTTGCAGTAAATCCGATAACCCGCAGCGCAGGATTGATTTCTTTCAATGCTGCCAGGAACGTTCTATAACGCCCTTCATCTTCCGTTTTAATCAAGTGGGCTTCATCGACCAGGACGATGTCAATTCTGCCGATTACGTCGGCGTGTTTTGCGACGCTCTGAATCCCGGCGACGATAACGCCGCCGTCTGTATCGCGTCGTTTCAACCCGGCGGAATAGACGCCAATCGGCAGATCCGGCGCAATGCTGGCCAGCTTGTCAAACGCCTGCTCTAACAACTCTTTAACGTGAGCGAGAATCAGGCAGCGACCGCCCCACTTTACGGCGACGTCGTGCGCGATAGTCGCTATAATTGGCGTCTTCCCGCCTGCGGTCGGAATAACCAGGCAAGGGTTTCCTTTCTCCTGGCGGAGATAGGAATAGACGTGTGAGACGGCAGCTGCTTGATAATCACGGAGTTTCATTGGTTGTTAGTATGGGCGTTCGGTCGGCGTCGGCGCAGCGTCGTATTCGTACCGGCGATAGTTCGTGATGTTGTTTTCCTTTCGCGGCGGCGTGAAGTAATTATTTACGGACGATGTAACAGTGATGTAAGTGCGGATGTTGCAAAAATCACTTTCGCTTTTCGGGTCTTTAACGCCGATAGCGTCCATGACGGCGCGGAGGCCTTCGCGTCCAATCTGCTGCGCGGTTTTGCTCTGGTTGTGGATGTTAAACGTTGCGCTGACTCCGTAGCCGGTGTATTGTCCGCTGTCAACGATGAACGTAAGAATCAGCATTTTGCCGTTGTTTTTGGTCGTTGCGAGCTTGCAATCTTTGACGGTTGCGACGTATTCGCCGTCCGGGATCAACCCGTCGTCGTCCAGGTCGTAACCTAAAAAATCATTGTGCGTCATTGATTTGTACTCCTCTGTTTAATAAGGTTTCAAAAAATAATTTGCCGTTGAGCGGCAGCCAGTCCGGAAGGTTGCGGTATCGGCATTTAGCGACAACCGCAGGCGTTCCCGTCAACCAGATACGGCGCAGCGCCGTTTTGTTGTTGTCCGTTCGCGCAACCGCTTTAACGGTTTTATGTAACCCGTCCGTCTCTTCTTCGACCCGAAAATCAAAGTTGCAGAATCCGATAATATCGACCCACTCTTTAAAAATCGGGTTGATGTTTTTGTTGAGGCGCGGCGAGTGCTGATCATAGTCCGTACCGTCAGGATTGACAACTTTTTCCGGTTTGGTATGAGCGATAAGCAGGATATTAAAACCGTCGTAGTACAGGACTTTCAGCGCGTTCAGAACGGCGACAGCGCGGGGTTTTAACTCCATCCCGCCTTTCCCGTACGGGAAGTCCGCCAGTTTGGTATAACCCTTTTGTTTGGCTTCCGGGCTGGTTTGTAACACGTCAACCGTCATGAGTTCTTCGAGCCAGTCGAGGCTGTCAATCACGATGGTTTTGTATTGGTCTTTAACTTCGCGCAGCGCGGTCAGGTACGCCATGAATTGAGCGAACGAACGGCAGAGCTTTGTTCGCGGAGCGTCAATATCAATGAGTCCGTCTTCCGTCTGAACGAAAATCGGCTGCGGAGCGTGAGCGGCGAACGTTGATTTTCCGATTCCAGCAACGCCGTATAAAAGCATTCGGAACGGTCGTTCGACGTCTTGTTGTTCGAGCATGTCTTGTAAGTTCATTCTTCGTCCTCTTCGTCTTCTTCAGGTTCTTCGTCGTCGTATTCTTCCGGGGCGTCCAGGTCTTCGTACCATTCGCCGGTTGCTTTCATTTCTTCAATAGCCTGCGGCGACCAACCGTAATGATGGAACGCCCAGGTCTTGGGGCCTTCTCCATAGATTTCTTCCGGCGACATGTCAAATTCAGGTTCGCGGCACATCGTCAATCCTCCTACATGTCAAAATAACGTGAGGGCTTCTTGATAGGCCATCCGACGTAGGCGATGTCGCGCATTTGTAAGAGTTTTTCCAACGCTTTGTATAAACACTCTTTCGAGTTGTCAGTGTCGTATTGAACTACGCTAGTGCAGCATTTGTAGAGCGTCAGACTGTAGCAGTCGATATACGTAACAGAGCCGTCTGGGTTCGTGTCGTATTTACGATTGATGTGAATTGAGACGTATTCAGAGCGTCCGAGGGCAGCGCAGTCGGTTGCTTCCAGGCGTTTGAATCCGCTGGCGTAGTAATAGTCGCCCATTTTTACAGGTTTCAATAAGATTCCGTAGGCGCGGATTTTTACAGAGTGCGGTTCGAGTGCGTCCTTGACGCTGGCCAGTTCCTCTGCGGGGGACGGAAGGTCGTCGTAAACTGCGTCGAGCATTTCTTCTGGTTCCGGGCCGGTTGGCGTCAGAGCGGCGTTTTCGGGGCTTTCTGACTGCGTACCGGTATTGTCCGCAGCAGAACCCGTTTTGAGTTCGTCGGTCATAGATGTACCTCTCTTTGTTAGTGTTGGTTTGGTTTGATGTTCAAGCGTTCGCGGAGCGTTGCGTTGAGCCGGTCGTTGTACGCCTTTTGCATGGGTGCGGACATACCGTTACACAGACGCCTGACGGCGCTTTCCGAAATACGGATGGCTTTCCCGCGTCCCTTACCCGACGGCCTGACAACTTCACCAGGTCGAACGATGCCTACGCCTATCCAGTTATGGACGCTTCGGACTGTTACGTGGAAAATATCCGCGAATTGTTTAACTGTTAGCATGATTTTTAACGCTTGACTGAGCCGTTGAGCCTTACCCTTCAGAGGGAGAAAACCTCAATCCCTCTTTTTTGCGAAGATGCCTACGCCTATCCTTTGAGCGGACGCTTCGGACTGGAACTGAAACAGTTTTGCGTTTCCTTTTGGCGGTTGGTATGCTGACTGTTAAAAAATAAAAAACCCGGCGCTGGGAAGTCTCAGAAAACCAACGCCGGGAAAAACTACCGTTTTTAGCTTTGTGTTTTGTCGTCTGAGATTTTCTGAGAGATACGGGAAATGCGGAAAAAAATTTTTTTCCGCAGCGTATTTTCAAGGCTAAAAAATTTTTTCGTGCGGAAAAAAGTGCGGAAAAACTAATTAGAAATCGTCATCAAAGAAAGAATCAGGGTCGTTATTAACAGAGGATGGGCGGACGTTGCTATTGTCCGCTTTGAATCGTTCGTAGATACCGTTCAACGTGTGATTCCTTCGAACGGTTGATTCGTCAAGTTTAAGACCGGCAGCAAATTCACGTTTTGACATAAGACGTCCGCCGTGGTCAACTTCGTCTTGATTTTGTTCAATCAGTCTTTTGGCTATAGATATATACCTATCAAGATTTTCGCCTTTGAGGCTTTTCTTTTCGCGTTTTTCGGCTTGCGCTTGTTCAATAATGGGCAGTGGCGTCAGCTGGCCAGTCGCTGGCGGTTCCGGTTCGTCGTCAGCTTCCAACGCCCTCTGGATGGCGTGAGCGATAATTTCAGCCGCTCTCTCTCCGTAGGCCATATTGCCGTTGGCGTCCTTTTTGCAATCGTCCAGGAAGTCAACCTGTTCGGCAGGTGTCAAGTAGAATCCGTTTGCCATGATGTCCTCTCTATGCTGTATAAAAACGTTTTTATTTCCAGCATAGACAGAATTTTAATTTAAGACTGTAACAATTTATAAAAGGACAAAAAATCAAAAAACGCGAGCCATCGACGACAAATCCGGCGCAAAAAGTACTATATACTCTTTCCTTTAAAGGAAAGAGATATATAGTAACTGTTTTTTTGCGTCGTTTTGTCGGTCTCGTTTTGGCTTTGCAAACATTGTTTTTAAGGGGTTTCCGGGACGTTGCGCAATGTTTTGCGCATTGCGCAACGCATTGCGCATTAATCCGCGTCGCCGACGTCTTCCATGCCGTCGTATTCGTGCGAGTGCAGGCGGATATAGGCGTAGATAATTCCAGCGGCGAACGCGGCCGGTATTACGTCGTTGAGGATTTCAACCTTCGTGGCTTTGTTCAGAGCCTTCTTGATTAGGTCTTCCTGTTCCAGGTCGATAATGCTGCGGTCGTCGTCCGCCATGAGGTGGAGCAGGTCAAGTTCCTTCATATAGCTGCGGTTCTGCGGTTGGATCAAAATCCCGTAAGCGGCGTCAAGGATAAATTGTGGTAGTTCGTCGTAGTGTTCGTCAACATAGGCGTGGAGGGTTTCGACCATCCAGTCTTTGGGCATTCGGCAGGTCGGGCTGACGTTGAGCCGCCAGTTCGGGGTTTCTTCGTCCGGGAACATCGGGCAGACTCGCCGGGACGTCATGTCGCCCAAACTGGCGCCGAACGTGTCGCTATTGTTGACGGTTGGCGTTATGAGGTAGCAGGGGCCGCTCTCGCAGCGCGAGCATTTGAAAGTTGTGTTAGTAGGCATAATTTATAAGGGTCTGAGAAAGTCGCCCAAATTGAGCCAATCTGGCCCGCTCTGAGCGACGTTTCGGGTTGAGGGTTAATCTTCCAGATGGATAGACGGAAAATAATAAACGGTGTGGTCAGCGGTTTTCGCCGGAAAGACGTGGTCAGGGTCAACGTCGGCGCGTTCGACGATTCGCAGCAGCATCGCAACATCGACCAGGATAATTTCGACGTGGAGGCCTTCCGCTTCTGCGTAGTCGATAGCGTCAACGGTCAGCAGCTTGACGATAGCAAAAAAGTTCAAGCGGGTGCAGATTGCCAAACAGGTATAGGATTCTTTCCGTCCCCATCTGGTGTAATTGTCAGCGTATTTGATTTTGTTCTTACCAAAAACGGCTTTGAGGGATTCGACTGTGTCAGGGTGCAGTATAAACATGGTTTTAGAGCGGGTTAGAGAGTTTCGGGAAAGTCCCGCCGCTGCGGTGCAGCAGCGGGACGGGGGAGGAATGAACGGGGCGCGTCAATCGTCTTCGCGCAGTCCACGGATGAACGAAATGTCAAGGTCTTCGACCATTGCGTCATAGACGGCTTGCAGGCGGTTGGCTTCGCGCTGGGCGTTCTGCGCGGCGTTGTAGGCGGCGGCGAACTGTTCGGCGATGGGCTTCAGCTGTTTGAAGATTGAAACGCCGTACATCTTGTAGAGCTTCGCCGCCTTGTCTTTGTCGTCAAACATGGGATGGTTGAGATAGACGTAGTCGATGATGTTCCACTGGTCGGTTGTCAGTTCTTCGGCGCGTTGTCCGAGGCGTTCTTCGAATTCGGTACGTAACATGATATTGTCTCCTTTTGTGTTTTTTAGTCAAGAGTTAGTCAAGATTTAGTCAAGGCTTTAGTCAAGGTTTCAGTTTTCGACGTTGTCGCCCAGGTCGTTTCCGTTGTCGTCAACGGTGTAGTCGCCTCGTTCAACGGCGACCATCGAAACGCCGGCCAGTTCCGCGGTCAGGCGGGTATAGTCGGGTTCATCGGTCAGGAGTTCGGCGAGGACGTCCGTCAGGTCATACGACGGGCGGAGGCGTGCGAAAAGGTACGTTGACTTCTTGTTTTTCTTTTTGGCGTCTTTCATGGGTTAGATTCTCCTTTTTTTGAGTTGGAGCAGGACGCCTTGACAATATCAAGATTTTTGGTATTATTAGAGGCGTTCTGCTGAATTGTGGAATATTGAGCGCGTCGAGATTTAGCGGTTTCTTTCGCGCTCTTTTTTATTTCTTGTCGCCGAAAACGGCGGTTTCTAATCGTTTAATCCTTTCTAAAATTCTTTCTTCTGTGTCTTCAGGGAGGGCATCGCCGAACTGTTCCAAAATATGAATGATGTACGTGTTGAGCGACATCCCTCTTTCATCCGCCAACGCCTGACAGCGTTTGTGCAGTTTTGGCGGAAGTCTCAAAACGAGCTTGACGGTTTCTTCTTTACTCATTTTTTACCTTTCGTTGTTAGTGGTTGATGTTGAATAGTATTAAATCTGATACTATGAATGATACTATAAAAATCGGATATTGTCAACGGGGGTATTGACGTTTTTTGAAAATTTTTTAAAATTTTTTTAGAAAATCTTTTGGAATCGTTAAAAAATCACTATTTAACCATCAAAGGAGGGGTTATTATGCAATCCAGGCGTACATCGCGAACGGTTCGCGGTAAGAAAAAACAGCAAAAACTTCCGCCGCCGTCGTACGATATTTTTTACATGCTGGCGTCGTTGTTGTGTCCTGGTCTAGGGCATTTATGCCAGGGCAAAGGCTTTAGCGGCGTTGTTTGGTTTGTCGGCTGCCTGATGTTTTATTATTTCATCTGGCAGATTGGCGCGGTATTCCACTTTCTTTGCGTGTTGACGTCGTCGCCTCGAATCAATAGAGCGTTGACGATTTTTTAATCAGCATCGATGCTGACATCGATGTCGAAAAACGCTCTCCTCGAGGAGGGCGTTATTTATCAATCCGGCGTTTTTGATTTATCATTGACGTTGTAAATATACCGTATTTTTAAGGCTCTGACGCGGTTTCTTGCCGGTCAAACATTTGCAGCAGCAGTGGTCAACATTTGCAAAAAAACGGAATCGATTCTGACATCGATGGCAAAAAAGAACCGCCCGGACGCTTGCAACATCCGGGCGGTAATTCAGGAATCGTTGACAGGAGAGAGATAAGATTCGCCTCTATTATCCCTCTTTTTGGTCTTTTGTCAAGTCAGAACCAAACAGTCCGCGTTCGCTGGCCAGTTTCTGCGCGGCGTAGCGGAGGGAGTGGTCGTAGACGTCAGCCATCCGCGGCGACGTGTGGCCTGCGTTTTTGCTTGCCAGTTCAACGCCGTACTTGTCGGAGTATTCCGTATAGGCGGCGTGTCTGATGGATTTGGGGTTGATGTCGGCGACGTCAACGCCTGCTTTGCGAGCGCGTCGGCAGGCGGTTCTAATGCTCTGAGCGTATGAGCGTTCGCTGAAAAAATCATGATAGCGTTGGAGGCGTTTATTTTGCCGTTCTTCGCCTCGTTGCTGTTGGACGGGTTGTACGTGGGTTTTTCGTTGAGCGCGTTGCTGCGCCCAAAATTCGGCGAAATTTTCGCGTTGGCTGAAGACGTGGTCAGTATCCTTCTTCCCGGCGCAGCGTTGGCGCAGCAGCGCGGTTTCTTCAGCCGAAAACGCGAAATAGCGATAGCGCAGGTGTGCGGCGGTTTTGTGTTTGTCGGTACGGACAAACCAACAGTCGCCGGTTTTGTCAATGTCGCCGACGAGTAGGTCGCAAACCTCCTTTGCCCTCATACCGGTTCCGCGTTGGATCTGAACCATCTCTCTAATCGTGGGCGTCATGTACGGCAGAACGGCCTTCAGCGCGTCGTCTGCGGCGGGTTGGACTTCGGGGGAACGTGGTAGACCGCTTCGGGCGTTGAGGGGCTTGAGCGCGTCCAGAACGCGAAATATGGCGAACGGCAGAATACCTTGACGGCAGCCCCAACGCAGGACGGAGATCCATTTTTTTACCATCCGATTAATGCCGGTGTACGTCCAGGGTTTTTTGGTTTTCCGGTATCGCGGCTGGCCAGCTTTTGGCGACTGGTCGCCGTAGACTTCGCCGGTCGGTTCGACCCGTTCGTCGTTGGCGATAGAAAGCAGGTACTGTTGGAATTCCGTCAAGATTCGGATTGTCCGGGTGTCGTCGGCAAAATCGTCCAGGATAAGACTGTCGCCGAAACATTCGACGGCGTACTTGATAGCCCGGCGCAGTCCGGTGGATTCGCTGTCGTTTTTGCCCTCTATCGTGTTCAAAAATTTGTGATAGAGGAAGGCAATTGACATAGCCGGTTCCGGCGTTGTCAACAGTTCGTCGGTCATGAGCGACGCGCAGAACTTTCGGTACTTGCGTTCGGCTTCAGGCGAGCCGTAGCGTCCGAGGTAAAAAGATTTTTGTTTTCCGGCTATTGTAGCGCGGACGGTGGCGTAAACGCCGTTTCCTCTTTTTTGCTTGAGGATTTTTGGTAATTTTTTCATGGTACGCGGTTTTTAGGCAGAATTCTGCCTAATTTGAGAGATTCGCGCATACCAACCGCCAAGAAGGTAAAAAGCGTAAGAGCCTTAAAAATAAGGCTCTTATAAAGAGGTTCCGAGCGGAGTCGAACCGCTAAATCACGGATTTGCAATTGCTAATTGTCGGTTGGTAAGCAGTAACACAAAACTAAAAACTAACCGTATTTTATAGGGATTTGAGCGTTTTGCAATAGGGGGCGCCGGAACCGGCGAGAAATGAAAAATAATGAAAAGAAATGAAGTTTGGAGGGCCTTTTAGGCAGAAACAGGCAGAAAGAAAAACGGACGCTGCGAGCGTCCGTTTTGAGTTGTCCAGGGAAACTATTTTGAGCGTTTGAGTTTTGCCAGAGCTTTGACGGTTGTCAGGTGCGCGGTCAAGGCGTCTTTGATAAAGTCTGACAGCGTTTGCCCGTTGGACTTCGCCATCTTGCTGGCCAGTTCGCAGAGTTCCGGCGGCAGCCAAACCGTCTTTTTGAGGTTGCCTTTTTTGTTCGTTATCATTCCACTTCCTCCCATTTTGCAATTCCGAGTTTTTCAGTCATGTACCGGGCGGCGTCAATCATTGACATTTCGGTTTTTGTACCATCTTCGCGCCAGACTTCAACCGGGAATCCGGGTTGAGCAATCAGTTCCCATTTTCCTTCAGTGGTTTTGATAACGTCGAACATAACGCCGCGATAACCCAGCCCAGTCGGTTCACGGTTCTGACGTTCGACTTCTGAATCAATATAGCGTCGGATCAGCGTCCGTGCGCCGGGAACGAAACGGTCGAAAAAAGCGTCAGAGTTCTTCCGTCTGATGTCGTCCGCCCGGTACTGTACGCCTCCGTCAGCGTATTGCAGGTAGACGCCAGCCTCCGCGCCGTTCGCTTCGCGGATGTCGCGGTCGTACTGATAGACGATGTCGTGGATGTAGCAGCGCATGGCGCAGGGGTCGTTTTCCGCCGCTTCCGGCGTTCCCCACTGGTTGTAATGTTCGCGGGCGTAGCGGCTGTCAATCAGTAATGTTGCTTTGTAATTGGTCATGTTGGTATCTCCTTTTAGTTCGAGGTTAAGCCCCGGCGAACGCCGGGGCGAGTGCTGTTGAAACTATTTCCAAAATCCAGGGAAAAAGAAAAGGTGCGTTTCGTACTTGACGCCGTCCGCGTCTGTCCACTTAATGCAGATTCTGTCGCAGGGGTTATCCTCAACCCGCTTCATTTCGTCGTAAGCTCTCAAAACCTTTTCCGGCGCTGTCGCAGCGTTTTTGATTTTCGGTTCTTGTCTGTAATGTTTCCGGTCATCATGGATTACCATCCATTTCATGACTGCCCAGGACGTTTGCCCAGCATAGTAAAACGTAACGGTTTTCATGTTTTCAAACAGGTCGTCATCCGGGTTGAGCGTAACAAAAGTGCATTCGTCCTTTTCGCCGGGACGCAAAACGCGGGAAATGCAAATTCCCCATGTTTTGAGGGTTGATTTTTTCAACGGCATGGGGGCGAGGATGTTTCCGTCCTTGTCAAGAATTCCACGGTTGACGAGTTCTTCGGTCGTTTTGATTGCTGTAGGTTCCATCGTAATTTCTCCTTTGTTAAATCCAGGTTAATCCAAATAAATGTATCCAGCTTGTGAAACTTTGGCGTAGTTGCCGTCCTTGCGACGCTGAGCGCCGTCAAGTTCCCAATTGTGCGGAATGGAATCGTATTCGTAGTTGTCGTCATTCCAGCTGCCGCGGGTCGTGAAGTATCCCCAATGGTCGCTGACGCGAACATACGCCGGGCGTCCGTTGATAATGGCGATATAGTAGCGGCTTGACATCTTTCTGAAGTGTCCGCGGGTAGACTTATGAATTTGGGTCTTGTCAAGAGTAGCGAGCTTCCAGACTTCAATTGCCGTGAACGTCAAGTCTTTCTGTTCGTGGAAGACGTCAATTCGTTCGGCGTTCGCTTTGTAGTATTTAAGGGCTTCACGTGTCATTTTAGCGGTTTTTGTTAGCGGTTTTTATTTTGTTGATTGATTTACCCTCATCAATCATTACGTCCTAAGTATAGCATTAATATCGGCTCTTGCAAGGGGGATTTCAAGAAAAAACGGCTAAAATTCAGAAAAAAAACGGCTAAAATGAGAAATAGCCCGTAAATTTAAGGCTAAAAATCTTTGAAAATTTTTTAAAATGTAACAAAAAACGCCCCGTTGGGGGCGTTTTCGGGCAGGGAAAGGGGTTAGACGATGGCGTTTGTTTTGATTTTTTCGACAAAACAGAGGCTGCCTTCTTGTACGGCTATTTTGTCATTGACGCCTGCCTCTACGTAAATACAGTCGCCCGCGGCGTTGTAATGAGCGTCGTTCTTGTCAATGTTGACGGCGGTTATAACTCCCTGACTGCCGGTCGGTACGTACGGTTGCCATCCGCGCCCTGGATAAACAGGATTCGTCCATCTTGACGCCCTATACCACGGCATAATAGTCCCCTCTGGATAATCCCGCGGATAGTCAAGTCCCTGCGCCGTGTATGATTCGCAGTCGAACGAAACGACCATATAATCATAGGGCCAGATGTCGGGATAGCTAGGCCCGCTATTATCCGCCTGCGTCGGGTTGTATTGCGGAACGTAACACTGATATTGATTATTGTTGATATCAATGTATAATGTCTGATTTCCGCCCGTCTGTCCCATAGCTTGAACAGTAGCAATAAAAGACGGTTCGTAAATGTACGACCCTTCTATTTTTCGATAATCGTAACACTTATCTGTAAATTCGTGTTCCCCCGGCATAACGCCGCAGCGGTCGCCCGCGTCTGTAACGGAAACGGACGTGCTATAATCAGGCGGGACGCCCATGTTGCTTTCCGGGGTGTAATACGGCATCCGATAATCTTTAGCGTCGGTCGGCGCGGTCTCTTGACATATAACGAGTTTCGCCCCGGTTGGTCTTTGTTGACTGGTTGAGCTGGTTGTTTCGTTCGAGCTATGGGGAACCCAGTCCGAACCGTCCCACGTTACGTAATGCAGGCTGCCCTTCGTAAAAATTGACGCCGTATTCGGCGCGGTTCCGCTGCCGTTCCAGTTCTTATTAATGACAAAATATTCCGGGTGCTTTCCGCTCTGATCCAAAACAACGTACGCCAATTTCTTCCCGGTTCCAGATTCTTTCCAGACGATTCGCGCCTGTCCGATGTCGTTTGTCGCTTTGAGCTTTTCGCAAGTGCTAAGGCTTTTCGCGAACTTATACGCCGTGTTGGCGTTGTCAACCTGTACATAGCATAGCGCAGCGCCGACGACGATTGCCCGCCCCAGTTGGCCAGCTTCGACGTCTTCTTGTAATATTCCGATGTTCTCATTCAGTTCGCCGGTTGGCGTGTCGCCGGAAATTTCCAATAGTTGGTTTAATGCCGCGTCTTTAGTGTCAGCCGCGGAACGTTGCGGGTAGATGGTTCCGTCCAATCGGACGACGCTAAAGGCGGGGAGGTCGTCCGACGTGTCGTTTTGGACGTAGACAAAAAACGGGTTGAGCGGGTTATTGACCATTCCGCCGTTTTGCGGTGTGTAACTGTTCATAAAGTCTCGCAATTCGTTCCAATCAGCTGCGGGAATATGTTTTTGACCTGGTACTGCTCTATTCATAATGTTACAATTTATGCTATTTGGATGAAGTTAAAACAGTCGAAAGAAACGCTGTCGTAAACACGTTCGACGTATAGTCCAATGGGAACTGCCTGCGTCTTTCCGGAAACGCTTCGTTGTTCGAAGTACGTCCAAATATAGTCCCATCCGTTTTTATTAATCGTTGAACCGTTGAACGGTTGAATTTCGCCGCTATACGGCGGCATGTAGTCAAATTCGAATGAAATAGCCGCCTGACCCTGCCCGTCCGTCGAACCGTCCACGCCGCAGAATAACAAGCATTTAGCCGGGAATCCCCATTTAGCGGCGCTATTAGTGCAGCCGGTAATAGTGTAAAACGTCGCGAGAAATTGTTGCGTTAAAAATGAGCTAGGAATCTTTGTTGCTAACGATAAATGCAGAACCGGCGACCTGACGTCAACGCCCTGAGCGATTCCGCCGTTGTAGTTTATCAAGCCCTTAAAATTCGGCGCAGCAACGCCCAGGTCAACGTTTCCGAGCCGTTGTAATGTCTCTTTGCTCTGCGTCATCCTGGTTGTTCCGCCCTTCGTTGAGAAGTTGAGAGTGCCTTTGATGTTTTCGAGCGTTGATATTGGTTGATTGCCAATAGTACCGTCTTTTTCGTACATTACATTGAAATCAAAGACGGTTCGTGCGCTGCCGCGCAGTTCGCGGAAGTTTATACTCTTTGCGTAGAGGGTTCCTATCTGGTTGTTCGTCTCTGCGTGCGCGTAGGCGAGCAACCACGCTTCCGGAAACGTTATTGCCGATTCCGTAACGAGCCGGTACGCAATCGTTCTCTTTTCGCCCGCCGTGTCGTCGTAGTTAATATTGGATTCGTCGGTTTCGGAAATGTAATAATTCGGCGTTGTCATGTTGTTACATTAAACAAAAACGGGGTTTCCCTGGTCAATTGACTGTTGAATCAAAGACGAAATATTTTTGAGTTCGTCGAGTTGTTCTTTTGCGAGGTTTTTTTGCAAAATTGACTGTATTCCAAAGGCGTTGAACGTTCCCGCTGCGCCGCCCTGGATTGCCGCCTCTTGCGGTGGTTTGTACGCTTGCAACGTTGTCTGTTCGTAGTGTTGACGCTTTGACATCAGGTCTTTTTCCGCTTCCTGTACGAGCTTCCAGAGGTCGGCGCGTCGTGCGTCTGACGCCCCTTCAGAGTTGTTATAATCCCGCAGTCTGGCGTCGTATGCTTCCTGCGCCTTTTGGACGTCCTGACCGGACGCCGCGGCGACAGTTCGCAACCGCGCCTGTTCTGCGTCTTCATATTCCTTTTTCGCGGTTTCAATCACGCTGCGGTCGCCGCTCTGAAGTGCGCGAATATAGGCGTCTTGCTTTCCAGCGACGGTAGCGTCATAGACGCCGCCTTCGCCGTGCATTTGTAGAGCGTCGCGCTGCGCTTTGTGTTGAGCTTTATAATCATTCATCTGCTGCCGCAGCTGATAAAACCGCTCTTCATCGCCCATTCTTCGCGCTTCCGTCATCTGATGGACGAATATTTCCATTGTTTTATTATACTGTTCGTGCAACACTTCCAGTTTCCCGGCGTTGGTGTTGGCTTGTAAACCGCGAAGATATTTCTGTTCTTCAGCATTTTGCCGCGCCTTTTCCATCTCTTTTGCAATCTGGTCGAGCGTGGCGTTGTCGTTGAGGCGGGCCAGTTCGTTTGTCAGGTCGGTTATTTCTTTTTGGATGGCGTCTCTCTCTTTGATAGCGACGCCTTGTTGTTCGGCGTTGTAACGGTCAAAATTGCCTGTTAGGACGTTTCCCATGTATCCGCCGAAGTCCTTAGACATCATGCGGAAGTCCTGAGCGAACTGACCGCCGAACGTGTCCTGGTCGTATTCGTCAACGGCTGCCTGAGCGTTAGAAAGCTGTCTGCGTAACGCTGACAACTGCTGCTCTATCGCCGACTTTCGACGTTCGGCATCCTGTCCCTGGATATTCTTCACTGCGTCGGTCATACCGGTTATCTTCCCGGTTGTTTGGTCAACCTGAATTCCAAGGTCGCCGTATGACTTCGTCAGTTCCTGGACAAGAGTGTTCGCGGTTCGGATTCCGTCGGCGTTCAAATAATTGTCTTGCGAGAGGTCAGAGAGTTGGTTCAGCTTTTCGACAAGAGAGTTGTTGTATTGTATCGTCTTTTCAACTTCCTGACGATGTTCCCGCGCTGCTTCAGCTGCGCGTTTCGCGCTTTGGTCAACGTGGTTCCAGGCTTCGACCATACCCTTCAGAATTGTCAAACACGTATGAGCCGAAATCCCGAACGCGCCGAGAGACGACGTTATACCCTTCATCGCCGACGACATTGCGCCGACGCTCTTTGTCATGGTACTAACGCTGCGTTCGACCTTCGCCGTATTAGCAGACGCCGACGCCGCGAACTTTGCGAGTTCTGCTTGCAAGTTCGCAATTTTGGTTTTCATCTCTTCCGTGTCCGCTTTGACCCGTACAATTAACGCAGCGTCGTCAGCCATTGTTCTTTTCCTCTTTCAGTTCCATTCCCCACGCGCTGGCCAGCTTTCGCAGCCATTCTTCGTTTTCCGCTTCCGTGGCGTCTCTGGTGGGTTTTAATTGGTTGTTACAATATGGATAGCCCAGCGTTTTTAATTGGTTCGACCGTGTCCGCTGCGAGTTGATAAGGTCAAGCGTCTGCCGGTGGACAATTTGCCAGGCAAATTCCCGCTTTGCCTCAACCATTTCAAACAACTGCGCGAGGGAATAATTATTTGGTTCTACTCCGATAATTCCGGCGTATCTGAGAGTTTCACGTTCGCCCCAAGGCTTAACGTGTCGATTATCATTTGTATTGTTGCCAACGCCTGAGCCTGCGTCATCTTTTGGAGTTGCAGCCTTGCCGCTTCGCGTACGGCAAGGCAGGGGATAAAATTTATCATTGCCTCTTGCCAGGCATTGACAACCTGTTCAAGCGTTTCTCCGTCAAGCGCGTTTTCAAATGCTTCTTTTGCGGTTTTCAGGTCGCCGTAGTTGTCTTTTAACTGCCGATGTAACAGACAGAAAACAACATTAACGACTTTTTCAATTGAGCTATTTATTACGCCAAAATCGCCGCGTTCGGCAATTGCAAACAGGTCAACGCCGACCTGTTCACGGACGCGCAGAACGTCCGCGTAGGTAACGCGGACGCCGTACGTCCTTCCGTCTAAATTAATAGTTGGTAAATCGTTCATTCAGTTTACGTTGGTGTAGAGTTGGTCGTTGCAGTCTGCGGTGCCGGCGAACACTCAATTGACAGTCCGACGGTGTCGTCAATTCCGCCCTCAACGCCCGTTACAAAAACGTGCATTAAGCCGCTGACGGAAATTCCGCCGACGGAGAGCGAACATTGGACGGCAGCGCGAGCTTCCGCAATCGCCAAGATAGACGCCGCGGCAGTGTCGTCTGACAGTTCCAGCGTGCCGGAAATGGACTTGTCGAGCAGTCCTTTCGTATAGACGCGGTTGCCGTTGTCTTTGGTGGTTGTACAGTCTACTTTGCTGTAGTTGGCCGGGTTTCCGGTGGCGGATTTAAACCGCCCTTCCACGCCTCCAATAGACAAAGTAACCTGATAGCCAAGTACAGGTGTAATTTGTGCCATAGTTACAATTCTCCTTTAAGTATAGGGCGAGCGGTTGATGGTTTGTTGAGCTTCTTTTGGACGGCGGCGACGGTCGGAACGACAAATGGGTGCGCCGCAATTTGCGACATTCCGCCGTACGTGAAAAGCGGTCTAATTGCAATTCGCCGATGGGAAAATTTCCGTCCTTTTGCGTCGTTATCGCGAAATTCTATCACGTAACCGACGATTAATTTACTGTTTTTTTCACTTCCGCCGTATTCTAAATGCTTCAGAAAATAGCGTGTGTCTGGCATATCCGGGCCGGGCGTCAACGCGATAATAATATCTTTACCGCGTTGCTCTGTTTTCCATTTTCGAGCAATGTATTTGTTATAAAATCCGGGTCTTTCGCGGGTATATGGCGGTTTCCCTGGTTTCGCGCCGGGTACGACAAGTGTCTGCGCCATCATTTCAGCGACGTAGCCGCCGCGAGCTGACGGGACGACGATTCTATAACGCCTGTTTTTCTCTTCAAACTTCCGCGCAGCCTCTTGATTCTTGACGCGCTGTCGTTCGCGTTTGCGTTGCAGGTCGTTTTTGAGCTTCGCGACGCGCTGAACGTACCGTTTACGATCTTCGCCGCGGACTTTCCGCGACAGTCGGAAATCGTGATTGATTTCAATCTCCTTTTTTCGCAGTTCAGCAGCGGATTTCAGGTTATATTCAAGAGCGCGGATTCCGGCGGTTGTTCGGTGCAAAATCTCGTCGCGTCTTTTTTGGATTTTTTCGAGTTTTTTATACTCCGCTTCGCTGACTTTTCCGGTTCCGCGCAGTTCCGTTTTTCGTTCCAAACTGCGGGCCAGTCTTTTTGCTGCGGTCGTACCGTGAAGGCTACCCCATCGGTGTACTTCCGCCCAGGGAAATTCACGGACGCCGACGCTTTGACGGTCAGGGCGTCCGTAATACCTTACTCGCCGGTATCCTGCGCCGGTTGCGCGATACGCGCCTTTAATGATTTTCAGGTATTCCGTAACGGTCATTCCGCTGTCTTTAATTCCGCCGTTTTGGTCAGGAAAATAGACTTTGTTTTGTGCGTCCATTTTCTTTTTTTTCTTTGGTGGCCGGTGGTTTGGAGCGTTATGGAGTGAGCGTTTCATGTACGCGGCGACGTTGCGGATTTGTTCCGGGTTCGCCGCCGTGTCGAGGGTGTTTTGTAACGCTTTTTGGATTCGCTCTACTCCGTGTACACTCATTTTTACATCGTGATATACGCTCTAACCGTTATACAGCTGACGTTGAGGAAAATTCGGTTTGTCATATACGCCCGTTCGTCGTATAGGGCGTCGTTGGAACATTCCACGTTCTTGACTTGTAACACTTCGCCGCTTTCCATTGTCAACGGACAGTACCAAAACGCCTTTTTTAACGTGTCAACTGCGGCAAGGTATTCGTCCATTTCTGCCGTTAAATCATCCGTTAAACTCCCTGCGAGTTGGACGTCAAATTGCATGTTGATTTCGACGTCTTTTCCTTTGGTTGACCGCGGCAGTTCCGCGTAGCTGGCCAGCTGGATCAGCGCAATCGGTTTCGACGCCTCTTTGATGTCTTCCAGCTTCAAATCGTCCAGGGAATAAACGCGGCGAACAGTCCAGCCGGTAAGCGTTTCGGCGACTTTGTCGGTTATGTACTTCCAACAGGCGACGGAGTGTGTATCTGACATTGTTATTTGATTCTCTTGCAGTGGACTCTAATCATTGCTTTGCCCATGGGGCGAAAACATTCCTGACCGTCAATTTTAAGGAGTTCCCAAACCCAACCAGACGGATAAATAATACGGTCGCCTGGTTGTGGTTCGTCGTATGGGTACGGGTTGACTGCGTGGTTGCGGGAGATTATAAAATCCTGCTGAGTCTGCGTAAAAGTCGCTTCGCCGAACGCGGTTATGTTCCGCCAGTTCAAGCCGCCGTTGCTGACCCATATCAGGGATTCTTCGCCGCCGCGAACGTACTTGACGCGCTTTGCCATTGTCATGTCAAGGATAATAGCCCCAGCGGCAACAGCCCGGTCGAAAATTGATACAGTTTCTTCCAGGACAATTCCAGAGGGCATGTAACGGCGCGGAACGTTGAAAAACGATTGCATTATTCTTCTGAATTGGTCGTCTGTTGTACGATAGGCGTAACGGCTGTAATATTGCCGTTTGAATCTTTTGTCAGGGTATACGCGCCAATGGCAACGTTGGAGGAGTTATAAATTGTCAGTATTGACCCTTCGACAGCCCAATGGAAAATGCCGGAAAGAACGCTATTGATTAACGCTGTCAGCGCGGTTTGAGCCGACGAAACGTCCGTTGCTTTGGCGTAGTCGGACGGCAAGGCGGCAACAATAGACTCTACGGCAGCCGCAACGTCGGACGGCGTTGCGAACCCGGCAGCTGTAGTCCAATGAGCGTCGCCATAGCTGGCGAGGTTGTCAAGTCCGCCGGCTAAAGCGTCCGTTGCCGAGATGGTTGCCAATCCATCTTTGACGCTTGCAATAGTCGAAGACGTCAGAGCCATTTCACTTCCAACGGCAGCTGGAGAGGCGGGAAGGTTGTCAGTTTTGGTTTTGATAGCATCGACGACGCCGTCAACGGTTGACAGTGCTTCTGACGTCGCCAATCCGCTTTGCGCTGCGGCGATAGCAGCAGACGTCAACGCCATCTCAGAGCCGACGGCTGCGGGATGTTCCGGGAGCGCGTCTGTTTTGGCTTTAATGTCCGTAACGTCAGACGCGACATCTGACAAGTCGGATGATGTTGCTAATGAAGAAACATCAGTAGGTTTTTCAATTGTCAACGTGTTTGTCTGTGCGCCAGTACATACCGGTTGATAGAGTAACACGTCGTTAAACGACGCCTCTGAGCTGGTTAGAGTAACCTTGTAAGAGCCTCGGCCAATCTCCGATACGCTGTTAGTCGTGGCTGCATACGAACCGCCATCTTTGCTGATATAGACCGTCGTTGCGGACGCCTGCCCTGTCATATAGCTACCGTCGATTTCCGATTGTAAAGTGAATTGAATATCCATAATAATTAGTTGGTATATAAATGTGTTGGAACAGGAAAAGTATAAACGCCGCCTGATTCGTTATGCAGTGCGACATTTGAAAGTCGCAAATTTGAAACGTGCATAATTCGTTCTTGTCCGCCTGAATACGTTACCGCAGACGAAGCTCTCAAATTTGTTCCAGCGTTATAGTTCGTTGTCAGCTGCCCGGATAGAACGCCATTTGTGAATATTCGCGTTACGCCATTCTGTCGCGTTAGCGCGACATGATACCATGTGTTATAATTGTAGGATATTTGTATCGTGGAAGACACTCCGTCCGCAGTCGCTGACGAACTGGGCAATATTCCCAAACCGCCGAAGTTCGCATTGCGCGACAAAACGACAGTATATCGACCTAACGAAACGTCTCTGGCTCCTTCGGGATAAACCAGGAAATCAAGCGTGAAATCGTTGTTGAAGTTTTCTTCCAAACCATAAAAACCGAAAACGTTATTGTTGCGAATCTGACAAGCCAGCGTTCCGGTAAAATAGCCGGTAACGAACGCGGGAGAGCCGGTAATTGTCGGCGTGTATTGGTTCTGCGATATGTCCGAAATGTCGCCGTTGAGTTGCGCTAACAGAACCGTATTGATATTATAATTATTAGCAGCGTGAGCCATTCGCTTGATCGTCTGACAATATTGTTCCGCTCGATTCATTTTATACCTCCGGACCAGCTATGAATGCGCCGGACCCAGCACGCGTAAAAAACGATTTGCTGACCTTATCATACATCCCGGCTTGATTGTCTTCTTTACGATAACAAGGAATGAAATCAAGAATTAGTTCACTGTTTGTCCAAAATCTTAAAGATTTCATTCGTCCAAGAATAAAACGATTCCGCGTTGTTCCGCCATTATTAGCACAAAAAATCGAAATTGGAATCGCAGGATTTTGATTTCCGTTAAAGCTTGTACTAATTAATAATATATCATCAATATATAGTTTCTGTTCTCCTTTAGTGATTATTCCGCTGAACTTATAAAACTGATTGAGCGATATATTGAGACCAACAGATTGATAATTACCACAATAACCAATTGATGTGTTACCATTGTTGGTTGGCAGAACAAACCATCGAGAAGCTTGCGCATACGTGCCAAACATAAATGCGTCACCCGCTTGCAACACTTGAAAATTGCATTCAAATTCAATCGGAATGTTGTTATATATTGTTGTATCTATATAAGCATTGTTAGACGATTGAATATACTCAACCTGTTGGTATTCTCGCGGTAGCATTTTACCCCCCCCCCCCCAGATTAACCATCCGCTTGATCGTCAGGTTGAAATGTTGACTGTGATTCATTGGCGTAATGCTTTGATTTTATCAGTAAGTGTTTTGATTTCCGAATTTTGGTTAGCGGTTGCACCCATAAACGTTTGAATCAGAAAAATATAAAACGTTAAAAACTGTTCATACGTCATGTCATCGCTTGTACCATCAACCGCTGTAACCGGCAATGTGCTTTCCGGAGAAGGAAAATAATCTTCAGGATGAATCAAGACGGCGTTATAATATTCATATACCCATCTGGGTATATATTCTTTTCCCGTCGCTTGATAAAGAATTTTGCCATTATTTTTGAATTCGTCGGCGGAATTGTAAATCGCGAAAATCTGATCCGTGTATAACGCGATCAATTCTTCTGCCGTCTTATCCAGAACCGTCCAGACGTCGGTTATTGAACCGTTGACAATCTCATAATTATGCGAGAGTTTTTTGGTTTCGTCTGTGATTTCGGGAGGGTTGACGACTGTTCGCGTATAACCGATTCCGTTTGCTTCCAATAATGCGTCAGACGGATTTGAATAGATCAGTCCGTTGATGGTTGCGCGAGTTATTAACGACGGCTGTCCGTTGTTCATTTCGTATCTACTCATTATAACGCCTCCATTACATAGACTGCGACACGGTCTGATTCTTGTTCGATGGCGAGATTGTAACGCATGTCAGTTTCTGGTGTAAATACCCCGTTACTGCATGGCGTCCCAACGCAGTACCAGCCGGACGCTGGCATGGCAAAAGTTGTCGCGGTTGACGGACTTGTAAACGTCAACGTTGCGCGGACGAAACCGGCTACGACGCCGGAAAGCGTCAGATCTGTTATCGCCGCGTTAGTGCATTGATATATCGTGTTGTCCGCCAGCGTCAGCGATATTGACGCGGTTGAGATGTTTTCAACGGTTGATTCGTCTGATTTGCCAGCCAGGGCAGTTGCCACGGCAGAGTTGGCAACCGCGTTTGACGACGATTGATTGATGGCGTTATCAATCGGTATGGCAGACGTATTAAGCAATCGTGGGGCTGTCATGATTATTTAACAACAAATAGTTTTCTATCTACAAATTCTTGTTTCTTGCCTTTATTCCAAGAAGAAACAGGTCTAAAATATCCACAAACGCGGCTCCAAACTTCACACTTTTCGCCGCAAGTATGCGAGGCTTTCGGTTTATTTTCATTGGATGTCATCGTGTTTATTCTCCTTTCCGGAATTCGCAATATGTTTTTCCAGCAAATCTAAAAGCCGTTTGTTGGTTTCCGTATTGTTTTCAAATGCAGCTTCGACGCTCTTTGCTAATGACGCCAGCGTCTGTTCGTTACTGTCGGCTGTCTCTTTAATGCTGTCAAGTTTTGGAGCTAAATATTTGATCATGAGATAGATTATCCCTACGCAAATTAAAATCGCCGCGCCGAACTGCGCCCACCATGGCGGTTGTTCGCCAATCATAACATCCGTGGATGTCTGCGCGACGCAGAACAGCCCTAATCCAGTTCCGAACCAATCCCAAAAACTATTCATTTGGACATACGCCTCCAACGTTCAAATCGTAATATTCGACCCGCGGACGTTCCTGGTAGGTCGCCAGCATAACGTCAGTAGACGAACCGGACAGGTAGCGAGCCAACGCCTCTTGCGTGATGTACGTGCCGCCATCAGGCGAACCATCCGGCGCCGGATAGAGCGAACCGTGAGAGTTATAAATCCACGGATAGTACCTATCGCCAACCTTCTTGATGTCAACGGCTGCGGTAGCATGTCCCCCGCCCCACGTTCCGCCAACATCAGAAACATAAACGCCGTCAGCGTTCTGGTGCGTTCCGTCGCGCAGAGCGACAATATTGCCGATAATAACTGGGCGACAGGCGCGAAGGCTGAGAATAATAATATCCGCCAGTTCCTGAGCTGATTTTTCGCCAATATAAACAAACCCAGTTTGATTCTCCGCGGCAACATCAACGCTCTTAATCATCAACGGCGTATACTGCGGATTTCCGTTATACTTCCCGATAGCGGATTCCGGGAAGTTTCCGATGTTGCAAGCAGTTTCGCAAATCTTGTAAATCGTTCGTCCGTTATTCGCAACGTAGGCGTATTCTCGCGGCGTTTCGCCGGAGGCGTAACAATACAAGCCCATCGGGTTGTATGCCTCAATGTCAATCTCATAGCCTTGCCATTTAAGGTACAACGCCAGGATAGTGGCGAGGCGACGCAGCGCCCACGCAGTACAGTCGTTGGTCATCTGAGTACTGCCGCATAACTCTGCCGGTTTATAGCCAAACTGAGCAGCAATTTCCCACCAGGGCGGGAGAGTTTTTGTATCGCGCAGCCTGTCGAATACAGCTGCGTCTTGTTCGAGTTTATGAATCCAAGCATCGTCCCATTTGATTATTGACGGCTTGTCAGAGGCATCCCACGGCGCAGCAAGTTCGGCAATTCGGTCAACGTCCGACTGTTCGCCGCGTTGCGCTGCGTATTCAGCCTGAACCTTCGACGGAATACAGCCTAACAGACGTTCCGGGTTGCGTCCTTCGCAGTATTCAATTCCGTGCTGATGGTCGTAGTATCTGTCAATTGTCATCTCAATACCCCCATCTATAACATTGTCCGTTCGAACAAGACGACGTCGTCGGCTTCGCCGTTTGTTCCGGCTGGCCAGTCTTCGCGTCTGTTTTCTTCGCCTTTTCCGACCGAACTTTCAGCGCGTCAATGATTGCCGTATAGTCCGCCTTGACGGTTGCGAGGCTGGTATTGTCAACCTTTTCGCCCAACGTCGTTAAAAGCGCGGAGAACGTTGCAATAGCGTCAGGGTTGACTGTTGCCGCTTGACGTATCCAGACGGCGCGAAACGTCTCTCTTGCGCCTGCTGGCGTCCGTATTGTGCCGCGGTCAATTCCACTAACAGCGGTTTCAAACGCTGCGGCGAGGGCGTCAAATTCTTCTGCCGTTGCGTCAACGTCAGCGTTTTTGACGATGGACGCAACTGTTTCCGGTTCTGGTTCCGGTGCGGGTTGCGGAGCTGGTTCCGGCGTTACGTCGTCGTCAACGTCCACGCCATTATAAAGGGTGTAGCGGTCAATCGTCGGCAGTCCGTCCGACGTTACCGACGCGGCGAAAAATGTAACCGCGCCCTTTTTCGGCGACGCAAAATAGACGGTTTTTCCGTCGTCGCTGACAGCGTAGGACGCCATATAGTCAGCCGGGTAAACCGACCAAACAGCGGAACTGTCGCAGTTAATTATTGCCAGTTCGCCAGCCGTACACGTAACCGCGCCGGTTATTGCAGCCGACGCAGCTGCGCAGAGAGCGAACGCCAGGACGATTGATGTAATGTAACGTTTCATTTTCCATTCAAGTACCAGTCAATAAGGAGAGGCATTAAAACTTCCAGGACTTTCAGCAGTCCGGACAGACAGAGAGCGCAGCAGTTCTCGCCGGTTTCTTCGTTGGCGATGGCTAACGCCAGCGGATTTAAGTCAATCGGTTCAGCAGCTTTGCAAAGTCCGGTTCCGTCAACGGCGATTCCGACGTTATCCAGAATAAACTGATAAATCTTGACGATGTTTTCATCGTTCAAAATTCGTTCAAGCAGGGCGACAGAGTAGTCGTCAATTTGCGTGTCGGTCTGTTTCGCCGCGTCGCGCAGCTTTTTGATAATCAGATCGCGGGCGATTTTCAAATTGTCAAGCGTGAACGCCTTTGTAACAAAATCAATCAGGACTTCACGGAATATTTTTTGTATGAGTTTCATTTCTTTTCCCCACCAGTGGGGGGGCGTGCGCCGCCCCACGATTCGCTAACAATTAGAGGTACAGTTAGAATTCCCAGAGCGCGAGGGCTTTGACGGACGAAGCGTCGCCGCAGCCTGCGCCGAGGCTGACTTTTACGCGCAGTTGCTGATACGGTTTCCGCGGAACGCGATAGCGCAGCAGTTGTTTCGCAACGCCAGACGAACCGGTCAGAGTTGCAAGCGTAACAGTTTCGGTATTGGTAAAATCGTCGTTGGACAGTTCGACCTGGACGGTAACGGTTTTCGTGTTCGGAACCATCGTAGCGGTCAACGCGGGAATGACGACAACGAGTTCGCCTGGATAGTCAATGACGCCGTCGTCGCCCAATTTCCCTTCAGTCAGTTTCAGTTTTGCCGACGTGGTCGAGGTCGATTCCGCAGCCGGAAGAGCGAACTCGTTCCAGAGGTTGGCGTCGCAAAGTGTTGCAGTAGGCATTATAAATTCTCCTTGTAGTTGTTATCAGGAAGCAACAGAAATAATTCCTGTGGTCGAGTCAACGGGTTCGGCGTTCTCCTTCAGAGATGACGTCCAGTAGATCGGAAGTCCGTTGGCAATCTCCGTCGGAATCGGCGCCGGCAAACCGGTCGGGTTGGTCGCGGTTCGGCTCTTGCGTAACAGTTCAATGACCTTCGGCGTAGTCATCGCGAAATCTGGCTCCATTCCCATAGAGCGCATTTGCGCGATAGCTGAGCCAATCATATCATCGTTGAACGAAGACTGGATGTTTTTGATAACCGCAATGGACTGCGGACGCTTGACGCGAACTGCGGGATACATCGTGAAATCACGTGCTTTAACAGTCCACTTCTTGTTACCTTCAACGCGAGTTTCTTCACGCCATTCGCCCCACTTGAACGGCTGACCTTTTCCGCCGCCGTAAACCATCGAGCAGTAGCGGTCGCCCGAACAGATAAACCAGAGGCTGTTCTGCTGGTTCGCCGTGGATCCGCCTGCGCTGAAACGCAGTCCAGGAATAACCATCTTGTCAATTCCCGGGAATCCCTTCTCAACAGTGGACGCAGAATTGTCGCGAACGTCGCCGTAATAAAACTGTTTACCCAGTTGTTTAATGACGCCTTCGAAATAATCCCTCATCATGTCTTCGATATTCTGACCGAGCGTTCCGTCCGCTTGCCAGCGTTCATACAACAGGATGTCAATGTCAAGTACCGGGTTCGCGTTAGCGCATTTACAGGTTCGAGTTTCGTACTGCGGGAGGGTAATTTCCGAGCCTTCGTTAAAATCGCGGAACTGGAACGTACCGTCGGCGGTCTTGACGAGCGTCTTTTCTTCGTACTCGTCCATCGAAACGGTGTTAATCAGTTCCAACTCGCGAGCGTTTGTAACAGTCATAGAGACGAAATCTTTGCAATCCCGGCTCTTGATCACGTCAAGGAAAGTAATCTTTCCGTTTTTTCCGTTTTCAAATCCCATTTTGTAACACTCCTTATTTCTTGCTAGAGGTCAAACCGTAAGAGCAGAAACGTCGGCTGCCGGCGCGTGGGTCGTGTTCGCCCTGTTCGTCTGCCGGGTAGCCAATAGGCGTGTTTTCAGCCCTTTCGGCGTTATAATTCTTAACAACCGTTTTCGTCAGATTCTTGATAGACGCTTCGAGTGTTTCAATCTTTTTCGAGAGTTCTTTTTTCTCTTCGTCTTCCGGTTTCTCTTCGTCGTCCGATTCTTCAATTTTGACGGGTTCGGTTTCCGTTTCGCTTGTCGCCTGTAACGCAGCGACGGCGTTTTCGAGGTCGTTCAGTTTCGATTCAATCGCAGTCAAACGAGCCTCAACGTCAGACGTTTCGGTCGGCGTTTCCGCTGGCGCGTCAGTCTGTTCGTCGGCGTTTTCGACTTTCTTCTCTTCGTCGTCAACGACCGGCTTGTCATCTTCGCTTCGTTGCTTTTTCATGTTCAAAAGCTCCTTAAATTTTTCCATTGATAAACTAACAGCTTCAACAGTCGTTGAATTATCTGCTCCATGTATACAAAGAGCGAGTGAGCGTAAATCCCAACGTCTGAAAATAAACGCTGGCCCATCAACCATATAACCGTTCACTTCCGCTTTTTGTCCTTCTTCGACGAGGTCTAAATCGTCGCTAGTATTCCAGGTAAACGTGATTGACGCTTGCAGCGGCAACCCGTGTTTTAACATCTCAATAACCCGCGGGGCTTCCGGATGTAACGTCGGGTAAATTTCCGCGTCGCATTCCAGCCCGTATTCCGTCAGCGCGAAATTATACGCTTTCCCGATGGTCTTGTCGGTGTCGTGGTCGATATTCAGCGTAATGACTTCCGGGGCGTTCATCCCTTCAAAGTCTTCATATTCGCGCAGAGGGCAAGCGTAAACGCAGTCCTTTCCGCGGGCTTTGATATGGACGACGGCAGGCTTGTCGCCTTCGGCGTCGCTGGCCAGCGTTACGCTATAGTTCGTCAGGGTTCGTTGTTTCAGTTCCATTTTCGTTTATTCCGTTTATGCAGGGCAGGTCAACGCCTTTCTGACGTGCGTATTCCATAATCCGGGCGTTGCTGTCAATGACTTCGTAAGCGTCTTTTCCGAGCATATTACAGGTATCCTCAAAACTCCAAAAACCGCTTGTAATACCTTCGCCGTAGCTTTTAAATTCGCGGTCAACGTCAATGATTCGGCGGCGTTTGTGTATGAGTTTAAACAGCTTTTCGGACGGTTCGACGCCGTCGGGCAATACGAGGTTTCCGTTCGCAACCGCGAGGCGCATTGCCCAAACAATATCGGCTGTCATTTCCCTGGCATTCTTTTCGACTTCGAATTCCGTACTGTCTTCAAATTGCATCGCAGCGCAGCGCATACTACTGTAATTGCTGATGGATTCGTCCGCGAACGAACCGGGAATGTCTAACGCCTTGTAGGCGGTTTTAACCGACATGTCATAAAAATCTTTAAATGACGCTGACGGCGTTTGATTCGTGATTGGGCTGACGGATTCGTCGCCGACGATGTCAACGACTGCTGCGCCCTGGTCTGCGTCCGGCAGTTCAAAGTTTCTGTTGAGTTCGTCGTTCTGTAACGTCGGGTCGCTGATCACGGACGACGACGTCGTTGTATAACTGCCGCTGCCGGGTTCGCCAGCGACTTCGTCGGTAATGGGGACGCCAGCGGAACCGAGGGCGTAGTCGCCGACCTGGAACCCGTAGTCATATTTGCTGGTGCTGCGTTTTATCGCCAACGCCAAAATGGATTCCAGTTTAACCTTCGTGTTCGTGTATGTCTTAATCTCCTTCACGTCCTGGAATTCAGAGAGCGCAGAGACAAGCGGCGATATTCCGCGGTAACTGTCAATTCTGCCGTCGGAGTGGAATTTCAGGTAAGCGTGGCGAGCGTCAATAATTCGTTCGACCTGTTTGCCGCTTGACGTCGTCCGGCAGATAGAGTAGGCGACAGGTCGTCCATAATCGTCCACGCAGACGCCGTCAACCCACGTTCGCCCGTCGTCGGTTTTCGTGTTGACAATCCAGTCGGCGTGGATGGTTTCCAGCTGGCCAGTCATGAGGCGGACTTTCAACACGTCGCCGTCAATGACTTTCCGCAGTTCCCAGAGGCGTAATAATTCGGTGTACGTGTATCGACCTGTAACGTCCGCGGTTTCGTTGAACCGGTTGAAAAAATCGTTTAACCGCTGCGCGAGTACGCGGTCTTTGGTCGTTGGTTGGAAGACGAACCCTGTAACGGCAGCAACATAACGATTAACCGCCCAGGTCGCTTCAATTACGTTGTTGTAAATATCGCGAGCGGTGTTAATCGCTTTGTTGCGGTCGTTGGTGTTGAGTTCTTCGTGTTGCGACTTTATCGTTGACCCACGGTCTTTTCGGCGTCCTTTGGTGTTCAAGAAGTCGTAGCCGCGGTTGACAAGCTGTTCAATCTGTTGACGCTGCGCTCTGACGATAGCTTCGAGTTTTTTCTTCTTCATTCTCTCCGCCTCCTCAATAGTACGTTCCCAGATTGACAGCGCGGAAACGCTGTCTCGAGTTCAAAATAGACTTGATGTCGGCAATGTCGGTTTCAACCTGTTGCATTTCTTTCAGCAACAGGTCGCGGTCGATAGCCGTGCTGAATCCGTCGAGCGTAATGCTAGAGACGCCCGCGGGAATTTGCCGCTCTAACTCTTTCAGTTCGCTGAGCCGCGTTGTTTTTTCCGTCAGTAGAGTTTCAAGTTCTTGCCGGTACGTTGTCATACTGCCTGTTATACGCAGCATGACAATTTTTCGCAATGTTTTTTTCTACGAAATGTTCGCCTGGCGAACATTTGACCGATTATTTTTCACTTTTTGCAATCGGTTCGCGAATGATGTAATGTTGGCGGCAATCCAAACACGTTACATAAGAGTAGCGGATCGCCGTACATTCGACGCCAGCTATTTTCTGGACGCTGCCGAAATGCGAGACGCGGGAACCGCGTTTTTTCGATCGACGAATACTGCCGCATTTCGGGCAGGTTGCGGGAATCACTGTTGATTTTTCCATGTTCTCTTTTCTCCTTCGAAAGTTAATGGTTTAATGTTTGAAACGTGTTGCGTTACGTACTGTTCGACGAAATGACAACCGGCAATTGACGCGGCAACATAGGCGTAGAGTAGAGCGTCAAGAAGGTGGTTATCTTCGTCCTGGCGAACTGGTCGCCACTCGTTAATTGTCAATCCACGCGCCGTTACCTCTATCGGGTATTCCGACTGTAAGTGCCGGTAGAACATCGCGTGTCTGCCGGGTTCATCGCCAAACAGACGCAGGCTTCCAGCCGCGATTCCGTCAAGTTTGACAATTTGAGACAGTACGGTTTTCCAGTGGTTTGTGTCAACGTGTACGTAAGTTCCATATTGTTTGTCGTTGCTGTCGATTATAAAGTTGTCGCCCTTTTCTATCCCGGCTTTTGGCTTCCACTCTGACAATTGCATCCGCGTCGGGCTGCTGCCATAGCCCTTCACGGGGAGGATGTACGGGACGTGTTGTTCAGCGCAGACGTCCTTTATCACAAACGGTTGATAGCCACGGTCAATCAACATCTGATTAACCAACATCGTGTTTCCGTCTTCCCTTCGCCAGCGTTTTCTGAGTGTGTAAACCAGAGCAAGCAACCCGTTTTTAATGAGTTGCGGTTCTGTTTTTTCCGTCGTTCCGCCCCATCTGTTTTGCGCGAGTTTGTATTTAAAGTCAATGGTGGACTGTTCGGGAAAGGTTCCGTAGTCAACGACGGCGGCAGTAAAGTCGGACTTCTTGACGGCGAGAACGACGTATGACGCCATGTACTTTCCGACGTCCACGCCAGCGACAAGTTGAGTAGCCCAACCCGGAACGACGTAACGCGGCAAGTGCGTCAAGTTCGCCGGATGCAAAATGATCTGGTCGCTGTCGTTCACTTCGACCTGTGGTTCTAATTGGTACTCTGAAAAAAACGTTTTGGGCTTTTCCAGGTAAATTCTCATTAAGCATTCCAGGTTGCTGACGCAGTCGTCCGGGACGTTCGCAGGCCATAACGCCTTCGCGCCTTCCTCTAACGCCTGACGGTTGGCGCGATAATACCGCTTCGCGGTTTCGTAATTGTCATCCAGTTCTATTGACTGTAACCACGCCTGCCTGTAGCCGGTTTCCCAGAGTTGCAAATTCTTCGGCATGGATTCTATTGCCGGACGGCGAACGCCGCGCCATGTCGGGTTGAGTTCGTGATCCAAGAACGTCTCGCAGAGGTCGCCCTTCGCAATCACGGTTCCGATAAAAAACATCGCCATCTTGCCCCCAAACTCTCGCAAACCATAAACGCCCTGGTCAATCGTGTTCATGATTTTGGCAATCTGGTTCGGACTTCGCGCAGCTTCGTCGGTTTGGAGATCGTCAAGGACAACCAGGTCAGGACGTATCAGGTCGCCGCCGGCATCGTCCAGGATTCCGCGGAACTTACTCTCAATTGACGTTGCGAGTATCTTCGCGCCGGACGATTCGACGCCGGCCAGTTGGGGCATTTCGAGCGTTTCGCCGGGTACGTAGCGGACTTCCGTCTTGACGCCTTCGACCGTCTGACCGTTCTGCCGCTTTGTCTCTCCGTCCAATTTCCAGAGGCAAACCAACTCAGGGTAATAGTTCCGCAGCAGTTCCGATTTTCTGAGTTTGTTATAGATAATCTTGATAGCCTTCGCCGCTGCGCTGTCGGACGACGCAATATAAACGCAGCAGCGGGAATGTCCGTTGAGTACAGCCCAAATCATTGACGCCAACATCACAGACGTTTTGCCAAAACCGCGAGGAAACGCATACGCAAATTTTGTTCCGGTCAGTATTGACCGTTCAATTCTGGCAATCATGTCTTTATGGGCGGCGGAAAATTCCTTCTTGAACCATTCCGGCAAAAACTGCCGAAGGAAGTACAGCAGAGATTTTTTCGCTTCGCGTCGTCTGCGTGCGTCCTTGACTGGCGGCAACGGTCCGATGTCGCGTTCAGCGCGGAAACGAGCTGTCCGATTAGCGTTGTGTTCGTCAAGTCTCTCTCTGTAGCTTTTCGCCATACTCTGTTATGGTTTATTAATAGTTTTAAGGCAGTAAATAATGAAATTTTGCAC